TAATAGTATGATAGTGCTTGGTGGAAATGTCGGTATTGGTACTTTAACTCCCTCGGAAACTCTTGAGGTTGTTGGAACAGTTAAAGCAACAGCTTTTGAAGGAGACGGCTCCGGTCTTACTGGCTTACCCGGTGGAACATCATACCTTGAGAAAGCTGGTACAGTTATCAGGGCAAATTCTGCTGAGGTAACATACTCAACTGATGATTTTGTTTTTGGCTCTGATCAGCTTGCTGATGATGTTGATACTGATCATGATAAACGATTTTGGTTTGATAAAAGTAAAAGCTCTTTCAGAGCTGGCCAGGTAACTGGAACTCAATGGGATGATTCCAATGTTGGAGATAATTCCATTGCATTTGGATATAATTGTATATCATCAGGATCAAAAGCGTTTGCTGTTGGTGCAAGCTGTACGGCTGCAGAAAATAGCTCAGTGGCAATGGGTGCCAATAACTCCATTGCAAATACTGCAAGCGGTAGCAGTGCCACAGCCATTGGGCTTAATAATACAATTACCAATACTGACTTTGCTCCAGTTGCTATTGGAAATGGTAATGCAGTGCAATATGATTCAGTTGCTCTTGGATCATATAATACCTGCACAGCTTATGGAGGCAAGGCACTTGGAAACACAACAACAATATCAGGCAATCAATCAACAACAATAGGAAATAGATTATCTGTATCATCAGTTTATTCTGTTGCCATTGGACTTGATAATACTGCTAGAACTTTAGCACAGGATAGCACAATGGCAATCATGGGCGGTAAGGTTGGAATTGGTACATTGACTCCCGGTGGAGCATTAGAGGTGAATGGTACTATCATTCACACCAAAGCAAGTGCAACAATAGCAAGCGGTATTATCACGGCAACATCATCATTCATTAAATTATCACCTGAAACATCTGGTGTTGATAGCTTACTCACCATTAATGGTGGAGTTGATGGGATGGAAATAAGAATAGTCAACGAAAGTGAATACGCTATTACTATTGTGCATGGAACAGGAAACATTGTTATCACTGGTGCAAGTAACATTGTTCTTGATAATCAGTTTAGGACTTTGGTGTTGCTATTTGATAGTCAGTTTAGTCGTTGGAATGTACTTTAACCCGTAAAGAAGTTAAGTTCGAGGGGTTGGTCTGATGTAAGGGCCAGCCCCTATTACATTTATATACCCATGGATACGCTGTATAATTAAAGTAGAAAATAAGAGGCTAGAAAGATGGCAGATGAATTTAACGGCACAGTTACAATAAAGGATAGAATGCTCCTGGCACTCGGTGCTCTGGAGGGTATGCCAAAGCGAATGGAGCAGGTCAATGATAAGCTGGAAAAGTGTGAAAAGGCTCAAAGCGAACAGCAGATAAGGAATGAGCAGATTGATAACAGGATTAGGGGTATAGAAGATCGAGAAAGAAAAACCTGCGTACACGACAACTGCCCCCTCTGGGTGGATTTGAAGGCGAAGGGAATACTAGAGAAAGTTGAATCAAATACAGCAGCGAGAAACAGTGCAGCAGCCAAAAAAGGCTACTGGAAAGACAAGCTCATCGGCATGGCAATAGCAATCACATTATTGATCGCAGGTAAATATCTGTCAGTATGGCTAGGACTCTGAGGGAGGTTTTTTATGAAGCGTATTCTATTTATAGAAGGTGATGACTCACTCAGGCGACTGTACTGGAGGCTTTTTGAGCGAAAACAGTATGCTGATGTGTCGGTAGAGTTCACCGGAGATATAAATATTGCACGAGAATCGCTACAAACAACCCCTTTTCAACTTATTGTTTTAGACATCCGTTTCGCGCACGATCAGAGAGCTGGACTTACCTTCCTGCGAGAACTTAGAGACTCAGGAAATAATGTACCGGCTGTAATATACACAGGTGTACCGGAGCAGATTCTCCGAGAAGACCTGGAGGGTCGCAACTGTATCACAGTTATTCCAAAATCATTGACCTCAGATGAGGTAATGCAGAGGATAGATGAGGCAATTTTTCTCGTAGATGCCGGGATGACGGAAGGTTCTGAACATTTAGACCTGCTGGAAAGTATGGCGGTTCAGTTTAATATGGAAGTCGGGGAGGAAACAGAAGATGGTGAGTCAAAAGACACTCCAGGAATTGCGGGGGCTGAATTTAGATCGGAATTTTGAGAAGTGCATGGAACTTATTCTGGATTTTGAGGGTGATAAACTCTGTAAAGATTCAGGCGGATGGACAAAGTACGGGATCAGTCAGAGGGCACTCATGCCCGGAGCCGCAAAGAAGGATATCGAGAATCTTACATTGCCTTATGCAGTCACAATTTACCAGGGTCGATACTGGAAATATGGGAGTTGCGACAGTATAGGATATCCTCTCAGCCTGGTACACTTCGACTCAAACATTAACCACGGTAAAAAGCAGTCAGCAAAGTTCCTACAGCGTGCTCTGAACGCACTTGGCGGGGAACTTATTGATGACGGGGTTATCGGAGCGAAAACAATCGCAGAGTACAAGAGACAGGATCAGTATGACAATGCACAGGAAGCCCTGGTGGGTGAATATCTGTTGCAGCGACTTGAATTCTTTCGATATCTTGCGTATGATAAGAAGTATTGTGTAGTCAATGATGAGAAGTTCTTTTTCGTGGATTCTTTGAATGGCTGGATGGTCAGAATCAGAAAGCTGAGAGACTTTCTGAAAAATAATAGAACTATTTAATCGGAGGTACGGAATGGAATTACTTGAGAAGATTTTTGCCAGTCCAGAGGCACAGCAGCTACTTATCAATGCGCTGCTTGGAGTCATAGGTTGGATAGCTTTCAAGGTCAAGGGCTTTATGAGTGCGCAGATCGCGAAAGCTGAGCTGGAAAAGAAACAGGCTGCAGAAGCTGGTGAGCACGCAAAATTCGTGAATACAAAAGTGGAATTTCTCCGAGCTTTGGAGATGGGTGTTCTCGGTGCAGAACAGACTGTTAAAAAAGAGATTAAGGCAAAATATGAAGGCGATCACAAAATTACCGGAGCAGAAGCCGAGGAAATTTGGGTCAGTGTCTATACAGATGCCTGGAATTCCATGAAATCTCAGGATCGGGAATTACTGGCTGCGGGTATTGAGGATGTCAAGGCATTCGCGAAAACCGCAATACACGGTAATCTGACAAAATTGAAAGCAATTAAACTTAGTAAAAGCTAATGTTTCCTACCCGGTAACATTACATCCCGGTAATTGAGGGAGGGGAATAACCTCCCTCTTTTTTTGGAGGTCAAGTGTTTTTTGATATCATGTGGATCGTGAATGTTTTCGCGTACTGGATTCTTGTCAGTGCCGTCTGTAGCTTCGCTCCTACACTTATTAAGTACGGAACCAACCGAACACTCAATAAAGACGATAAGGTTGTGTACAATGCAATCTGCGGCTTTACAGGGCGCATCCAGGACTACCTTATTCGGCACTCGGAGGATTTTAATGCACTGGAGTTCAAAGATACCGCGTACAAAATGCTGTGGAATGAGCTAGAGGAAGGTGTACAGGATCGATTACTGGCAGAGATGGGTGATTATTATTCGGGGAAACTGAGGTTTGGTGTCTATGAAACACCTATAAATACAACAGAGAGGCTGAATACTGACCTAGAATGGGGTGGAATTAAGTATATTGGTGTGCAATACGGTTTCCGATTCTGATTGACAGATACACAGATATGCGTTACAGTGAATGGGACAAGTTTTTTCCATTTTCTCCTGTAATGAGATGCAAGGCTCAGAGAAAAGACCCGGTGTTTATCCGGGTCTTTCCTTTGGGTGGTGTTTTGGAGACGGAACTATTGTTGTTGTGTGCGGATCTTCGCTGCCCGTTTTTTATTCAAAAAATTGAACACCTTTTCAGCAGTTTTTACACCGATTATACCAGAAATCATACCGCGCTTATCATCAGTGAAGTTTGAATACTTGCGTATGCCCATGAGGTCGAGTTTTTCAGCTCTCACCTTCCCGATTCCAGGCAGCAGACAGAGGTGTGCAAGCTCCCTGCGGACACCATATTTGACACGGACTCCCAGTATGCGGAGTTCCCTTTCTATATTATTTCCCCACTGTCTGACTTTGGAAATCTGTCGGATTGTTTCGGAAATTCTGTCAATATCCCGCTGAATCTGGCTGAAGATTATGTGCGACTTTCCGAATTCCCAGAAGTGGTAAAGCGCGGCAGCCACTGCGGAGTCAGGAGCATATACAAACACTCCAGTAGACCGTAAATCGCTTGAAAAATTGTTTGTCTGGGTAGCTAAGTCCTTCGGGATGTAGCTAAGCTGGTGTGTAGGCAGACCTCCGATTGCATAAGCCAGAGAACAGTCGTCACCCCAGGCATCTGCCTGCACAATAGTCCCAAAAGTGTTGTCAAGGTGGTAAACATCTTTCGGGAGATAGTACATAATGGCTGAGATAACTCCGAGGGGAGTTATTTTGTATTCCTCGTTCTTAATGTGCAGCATAAGCATGCGGTTCAGATCCTCGACAGCCTGGAGAGCAATACACTCGTCCCACTGCCCTTGAATGTATGCGAGGGACTGCTTGAACCAGTCAAACAGGCTTCCGTCATTGTCTATAGTGTGAATACGCATTTCTGCAAGGACATGGAAGCCCAGGATATCTTTATTCAGGAGTGTGGAAATGATAGGTCTGGATCTCGCTATTTTCTGTTTCCATAGCTGTTCATCCGGGCAGATCAGAAACACTGTACCGCATGGATCAATATTCAGTCGCCCAGCACGACCACCCATCTGGATGAAATCCAGGATATCGACATCGCTTATGCCTCGTTTTATTCCAACAATCACGACATTTCTCGCGGGGAGATTTCTGCCCCATGCAAGTGTTGAGGTGGAGAGCAGCACGCGCAGACCACCTTTCCTATTTTCGAATGATCGCTCAATTTTCATGCGTTCATCCTGAGCAAGATCCGCATTATGAAACTGCACTGTGATTCCGGCAGCTTTGATAGCTTTCAGGAGCTGATGCCCGACCGTTTTGGCATGCACAAAGACGAGAAACTTCTCATCTGGTTTCATTTTCAGGAGTGCAATGACCAGAGATATTTGTTCCTGTACCATATCCTTGTACTTCCAGAGTGCTGTGTTTTTGTACTCTACATATTCCCATGTCAACTCAGTGGGTCGCCAGTTTGAGTTTATTCCTACTGTTCGCTTCCCATTCAAGCGAGTGAGCCAGATGAGAAAGTCCTCGATATTGGTCATAGTAGCAGAGAGAAGCATTATCCGGGCATTAGGTACCAGTTTTGCTGTACGCATCAGCCCTACTTCTACAGCGTGCCCTCTGCTCGTAGCGATAATGTGTGCTTCATCCACAAGGATAAGCCCTACATCGAATAACCAGCTCGATTTTTCCATGTCTGCTTTCCGGGAGCGACTGTCAATCATTTCCGAAGTTAAGCAGATGATATCTGCATCTTTCAATTCACCGGCTTTCGTTGGAGAGAGTACATAGTCACCTGTGAGGATACAGATTTTGTAATCTTCAAAGAGTTCTGACCAGTCATCAAATTTTTCCTGGGTCAGAGATTTCAAGGGAGAGATGTACACTACTTTTTTACCCTTTGTAAGGGTATCACCCATCAACAGTTCCGCACAAATGGTTTTTCCGGAACTCGTCCTAGTTCCCAGTACGATATTCACATCTATGTCGTATCCCACCTTCTCCAGAATGGTAGATTGTACTCGGTTAAAATGGGAGAATGGATACTTGATATGCGGATAGCGAGAAGTTTCCCAGCACGCATCCTCATCAACAATGTCATGTAGAATAAAGTCCGGGATGTCAGTTTTCTTTTTCGTTTGAAATCCAATTTTTTTCATTAAGATCCTCCAAAACACTTTGTACCACAATTTCAGTATATCCGAAAACTTAACGCTTGTCAAGTAACTTTTTTAATAGGGGTGGTCACGGGTTGTGGTGACCCGTGACCTGTGTTTTGGAGTGCAAATAGATATTTGCAACTCAATTATACCTTAAAGCGTAGCGACAATCAATGCCTAGCAGCGGAACCTTTCGTCACTGCTGCAGCAACTATCGAACTCAGCCTGCGGAACAGTGCCGTATAGAACATTGCCAGGATGTCAGCGGCAAGTTCTCGACCACTCTCCAAGCGTTCCCAGAGGTCGTGCGAAACTAATACTGCAATTTCTTTTGATTCCATGTGGGGATCGAGGTCCACCATTTCAATACAAGCAGAAAACAGCATTCTTCCGTAGAAATCTGTCTGGGAGTCATTGACAAACACGGAGTGTATAGCCTGGGTTGCCACATCTCGGAATTGCTTATCCCCGGAATACTTGAGTAGATAAGCCCTGACATTTTTGGGTTTTTTGATCTCTTTCTGGAGAGTTTTCATTACTCTCTGCAGAATATCATTCACGACAGGCATAAATTCTTCCAGGGTTTCATACCCTAGTGTTTCGTGCATTTGAGATACCTTCTTTTTTTTGAACATTGTTCCTCCAACTATGCGCACTTGATACCGGAAATGCTTTCCAGGTATCGTTTTTTCAGTGTTTCATTGATGTACTTGTCTGGTAGTGGGGCGTGCATAAAATGACTTGCATAGAAAACAGGTAAGTACCCCCGCGACCCCGGAATGTACTTAAACGGAAGCATATCCGTCTGGGTGGGTGACTTTGGAATCTGTTTAATGGACTGCGGTTCCCGTGTACATACAAAAGCGGGAATATTTCCCTGCTCCACAAAAGCACCTATGACGATGAGTGTTTCACCACTTATCAGTTTCAGCAGGTACAGTTGTTCGTCCTTTTGTGCCGCATCTTGCGCTTCTTTGTTCTTGTCGCTCATTCCTTTTCCTCCCGGTGTTTTTTTAATAGTGCCCCATTCAAACAGCTTTTCCACATATCCAGCTTCTCGCGGGTGGTGTGCGTGTTCAGGGGACTTTTTGTATTGAGAAGGTTAAATATCGATCCGCATGTGCTGTCAGCAACATCCTTACTTCCATCCTCCGGGTGGTCTACTTTCACATCGACTTCCATCAGGTTTTTAAGCTCCCGGTATAGTAGCTTACTCTGTGGAAGTTCCGAGTACCCATGATAAATGAATGTCCGCATAGATGTATAGGGGAGCATTGTTTTATCGAGGGAAAGTAGTTCAGTCGGAATGCGGTTCTTTCGGAGAAGCTACTGCATATCCACGGACTGATATCCGTCCATTGTGACAATGGCAATTTTGAAACCCAGTTTTCGCAGTGTGTATATAAACTGGCGAATTTTGAACAGAGGTATTTCATCCCGTGGAACTATTCCCAGGGCGAACAGTGTGCGGATGCGGGGGATGGTTATGGTTTTCTGGCTCACAAGTTTACCCAGAGGATGCACTACAGGAATTTCTTCTATTGTATCCTCATTTTTACCGGCTCTACGATCTGCAGCCCCCGCACTATTTATGACTCCGGTGATGTCTTTCATCAGGTCCATGTAATTATCGCGGTTTTCTATCAGATCCACTTTTTCTTTTCCGATCAGATAACTGGCGGAGATCCCGGTTAAATCTTTTGTCCACGATGTGTCAATGTGGATGGACAGTTTCTGCCCGCTGAATTTGAGAAGTTCTTCCATATTGAAGCAACTTATAATATCCCGGTCATCATATAAACTGAGTTCGATTGTGTCCGGGCACAGATTCGCATGGAGAAAAGCGCATTTGAGTTTATTGAGATTCCTGAAAAACTTCATCTTGTGCATGTTCAGGTTCACACCGGCAATATCTGCCAGGGCTGTAATAGGATCAAGTCTGAACTCCGGTTTATGCTCTACAGGGATAGCGTACACTTTATAATTTTTTGGGATTTTGTGCATACGATCCTCTATGAGAGGCTGGCAGAGTTTGTTTATGCCTACATAGAATTTTTTTCCGCTGTAGTTTTCGGGTCTGGCTTCCCAGAGAGGGAAATCGTATACAAGAATATGCGGTTCATTCTTCACCTTTTCAACATATTGTTCAAGAAACTGATCTTTTTCCTGTTTGGATGAAACAAGGTACAGCTTTGCGAAGTCACATTTTTTCATAAACCTGGATTTAATTCTTCTGGCAGCAGTTCGATACAGATCCAAGGCTTTTTTCTGTGAGAATCGTATCTGAGATTTTGCATTGCTGCGTACTTCGGAAATCTCATCCAGAACCCCAGTGATAATGTTCTTTCCGACAATTCCGAATCCTTTTGCAAAGGCAGAGCCGGAGGTTAGCATGACATTCTTGGGGAGTATTGGAGTAGGTAAAGCTGTCCGGGTATTCCATCTGACACCAAGGTCGGTGAAAGCTCGCGATCTCTGCAGCATGTTTATAACTCTGACAACATTTCCACTGTCTGACAGATCAAGGGTGAGATTAATGAAAGCAATAACTATAGAATCATCTGTCATACACCCCAGAAAATCCTGTGGATTCTCCAGACGGAGTATGCGATAAATGCTGTACGCTATGCCGATATCTGCACACATGGATTTTCCGAGTCCTATCCCACCTGTCAGAATTACCTCGGACTTTTCCCGCTTTGAATAGATTTCCTTGAGGGCTTTCTGCCAGATACCGAATATAGCACCACCTTTTACAGCATCTTTTCTGGTGCTTTCCCCAATGAAGTATGGCTCGCAGAAAAATTCTTCGATGCCCACTTCCGGAACTATCTTTATAGTTCTGTTTCCAAGTTTTATAAGCTGTACATTCTTACGCTGGTATGCACTTACTATTGCGCCCATTAGCTTCCCCTCATTGCAGTTGTACGGAGTGGGTTGAGATAAAGTCCGTCTTGTGTGAGATAATCAAAACCTGGGTCAGATAATGCTCGGTAGCGTATGCCAGGAGCTTATTTACCTTTGGAAACAGGTTTACTCCCACAGTATTGAATATTTCATCCAGTAATATTACCTTATTTCCGCATAAAATGCTAAGGGAAAGGGTAAAGATGAAGGTGACTATTTCCAAACCGGAGCCGGAACTGCTCAGTTCATCCAGTAGGATTTTTTCCCCGTGTGGATCGATTAAGTATATGACTCCATCCTCAATTTGTATGGTGCGTTCTCCGTCATAAACCACATACATGAACTCATTCATCCTGTCTACGAGTTCGGTTTTTAATTTCCGTGCGAGGTTGTCCATCATGCCAGTCAGTCGAGCTGCAATGGCTGCAATGTTATCTATGTCCGCAGTTTTCAGCTTTTCCTCGTACCGCCTGTACTCCCGGAGATTATCCCCCAGTTGTTCGACCCTAACAGCATATTTTCCGCGTTTTTCGTCCAATTTTTCCACTTTATCCTCTATTTTTTGCTCTTTCACACGCAATTTTTCGATTTCTTCTGGATCTGTTTGCACAGTTTCATTTATGACTATCAATTTTTTACTGGCTTCCTGTAGTTCCCGCAGTTTCCTCAACCGCTTAGAGCATTTTGCGTCCAGTGTGTCAATTTCTGCCGCAATTTTATCTCGAAGTTGTGCGGAGTCCGTAATCTCTGAATAGCAGATCGGGCAGGCACCGCCCAGTTCAGACCCGGACACAATACGCAGCACATTCTGTTTCATATCGCGCATTGTAGTGCCTTTTGTGTGTGCGTTTCTGAATTTTGCTATCTCGGACTGTTTTGCCTGGTGTTCTTCCTCTGTGGCAATGGTGCGACCTTCCAGCAGGATGCTTTGCCCCAGTTTTTTCTGGAGTTTTTTGAGCTTGGTTCGCCACTCTGTGATTTCCTCTGTCATGGTCTGGGCTTTCGCCTTATAATGTGTGTAGTGCTGCTTCGCCTCGACAGCATTGAAGTCATACACCCAGTCTGGAATTGACTTTTTGGTATTGTTGATATGCTTGTTCATGCTTTTGATGTAGTCATATATAGGCTGCAACTCAAAAAAGTCTACAATGAAAGCATCCTTCTTGATATTGTGTTCCATAAGGATGCGTCCGATCTTTGCAGCCCAGAGAAAACCGAGGGAGTGGAAAAAATAGAACTGCTTCCTCAAAGTGTCTTTGACATACTTGCAGGAAGTGGACTGCGGCTTTTTCATATCGTTTATCCACAGTTTCGCAGTTGCGGATTTGTTCGCCTGGGTAAAAAATTCTTTTTCAACAGCATAGATATCGCCCATGTATTCCCATTTCAGAAAGATTTTCCCGGAGGATGCCTGGTTATTTACCAGATGCTTTTTAAGTTCACCTGTAATAGCAGCTCTGACAGCCACAAAGATGGTAGTTTTCCCCCGATCATTTTCTCCAGTGATGAGAGTCGTTCCCAGCTCAAAATTATGGGAGAATTTCCGTACAGCTTTGATGTTTGTGAATGATATTTCCAGTAAGTGCATTATTCCCCCTTCTGTACTAATGTATTCAGTGTATCGGATATCTGCGCATACAGTTTGAAGTCAATGGAGCGGAGCAGTTCTGCATTTTCCGAAAACAGTTCCTGGATCTCCTGAAGCTCGTTCTCGATGCTGAGCTCATACTTGTAATCAAAGGCAATCTGTGCAATGTGCCCCTCGTCCCGCATGCGTTTTATTTGTTTTCTACCTATTTCCTTGGTTTTAATGATTGTTTTTACCAGGGAAAATTCAGAATTCCTTTCCAGTTCACTCAAGTCCTTCGCAGAATTTATTTCTACGATGCGCTGCGCTATCTGTTGTGGGAACGGACGCAGCTTGAATCGGTGACCCTTCCCTACCACATAGTAATTTTTATCCTTATACTTCTTATCGAACTCGATGGGAAAGAGAGAGCCGACATCATAAATATTTTCCCCGTATTTCCGAGGGGTGTGGTTATGCCCATTGAATAGACCGACTGGATTACATTGTGCCTGGATCTGTTTCACCAGTGGGGGGTCGAGGTGCGAAACAATCATAGCCCCGTGTGGAATTTCCGGGAGAGTTGTGCAGTACGGTACTGCATAAAAGATATCGTCAATGTATCTGGGTGTGGAAACACTCTCGATGCAGAATCCGGCTTCTCCAAACCTATCCAGAATCTGTGAGATGGGTGCAATCCCGGTGTGTTTTGGTATCTCGTGATTCCCCTGAATGATGTGGAACTGTTCGATGCCTGCTTTTCGGAGTCTGACAACCATCTGCATGAATAGGTCAATATGGTCGTTTGTCATGTGGTACAGGTCAAACAGGTCACCCAGTTGGATCGCCTTTGTGCATTTGTATTGCTGTACAATGGCGCAGAGTTCGGTCAGTCTGTGTTCAAAGAACCTGGGAGCAACTGGGATGTGCGTATCTCCGAAAATTAGATATCTCATGCGGGTTCACCTCTCTTTTTATCTATCAGTTTCTGTAAGCGTCCTCGGTTTTGTTCTTGTTTTTCAGCCTTTGTGAGTTTCGCTGGAGCTGCATTGCTATCTGTATATTGTACAAGGTCAGTTGACTCAGGGGTGAGTTCCTTGAATATCAGGGAGCCGTTTTTCCTGTAGAGTACAATGTCATCGGCATCCAGGTCTGTCCAATCAGTCCAGCGACTTTCCAGAAAACTCATAGTGACAAAGCCCTGCTTCTTTTGCAGCCGCTGCTGAGAGAGACTTATGAGATAATCCACACCCGCGACCTTGGAAAAATCCTCCGCGATATGCTCAGTTTTTGTTTTTGTGGATTGTGTCGCCTGTCGGTTCGCCTGGGAAATAGTCCATAGAGAAATGTTGTATTTGTTCACAATTCCACGGAGCTTATAGTACAGGCTGTTCAGCATGTGTCGTTTTTCAGCACCTCTCCCCAGATCGGGATTACGCATAATGTCTACATAGTCAATGAGTATTAGGTTGGGTCGTTTACCCTCTCGGACTAATTCATTGAGATATCGTTGCAGATCGTCTGTGCTGAAAGAGTGTGGGGGTCGATATACAATTTCAAAAAAGTTGTTGTACTGTTTCTTTTCCCGGAGTCTCCACATTGACTGGAGTGATTTTATCTGGGATATTTTTGCCTTAGCATCCTCCAGATTCATTTCCAGAGAAATAAACACGACATTGTAGCCCCCGGCAAAAGCCCGGATAGCCAGATTCAGAGCCATTGTTGTTTTGAATCTTTTCGGGAGAGCAAAGATCAGACCGATGCGTGCATTTTTCAGACCACCCTTCAGATACTTGTCAAGGGTGGGTATTCCGGTACGAATGGAAAATTGCTGCTCCGCGTTTATTGTTGCCTGAAGTGTTTCATAACTTGATACGGCTGTTTCGTCCGCAATATTCAGGCGCGAAACGGTATTGAAGTCTTCCTCGTTTTGCAGTTCCTGTATGAGAGCCAGGTATTCTTCCATTTTCTTGATACCGACTTCTTTGGACTCAATGGTAGATTCATTATCGTAATTTATTTTGGGTATCTGCGTGTAGAGGAAATTCACCAGTTCCTGTCTGATCGTATTGTGTATGGTACTTTTGGATAATTTTCTGTGGATCTTAAACTGTTTTTTTATCTCATAAACAGTTTCCACCAGGGAATAATCCTGAGCTTCGCAAATGTCCTTGTAGTAATCCTCAAAGTGCTTTATGAAGTCCGACAGGTTCAGGATGCCTTTGAGTCGGGTAAGACTCAGAAAGTCATAGGAGAGCAGGCTGAATTCCCCCGTCATTTTCTGGAATATAGGCATATAGGTTTCGACACCGATATTGTGCTTGAGAGCGAGAGCAATAAGAGCAAACAGTTTATATTCTTCCATCCTAGAAACACCCCTCTGTCATTTTTTCGAGACTCCACCCGTGGCTTTTGTAAATCTTTATCCTGTCCAGTGCGTGCGGTCGGAAATACCGATAATACTTGTCATAGAAATCGTAAATAGTTTTGGATGCTGCCTGCTCATTACTCCCCCGGATAATCCTCCCCACAAATTGCGTTACCGGAGTATTGTCTTTGTAGTCTGCAAAAAATATCAGCACATCCGCCTCGTCTACATTGACACCGTTTTTGAATACTGAGGATGCAAGCAGATACCGAATTTTTCCCTCTTCAAATGCTTTTTTGTACAGTGCTTTTTTCTTTCTGGGGATTCTACCGTGTACCATTCGCATACCTGTGACCCCGCGCGATTTCAGATACTCGTATACAGGTTCAAGGTGTTTCTCCACCCGATTGAAAACCACAAGCACCCTGTCTTTTCGGTGTTTTTTTAGTAGTCGATAGAGCAGGTCATTTCTATTTTCGTCTTTTCCAAGGATATCGAAAAGCTGTGCATACGATTTTCGGTATCCATCCGGGAGAGTCGTGTTTACAACTATTCTCACGGTTGGAGTAGTGGTGTAAACATCCCCGTAGTTCCTGCTGTATACGGAGCTGGAGATTAGACCGTACAGGTTCAGCTTGTCGAGCTTCTGAGTTGGGAGTGTGGCGGTAAATCCAATCATGCCCGCCCTGAGAAATCCGATAGACTTCTGCAGGGTCTCCCGGATCTCTTTCAGGTGCACTTCATCCAGCAAAAGAAAGTCTATTCCGGTCAGGCTGTTGACAATTTCACGGTAATAGTCGTAATAGAATTTGACCATCATCAGATTCACACAGCCGCTGCGTATTCCAGTCTGCTTAGACTCATTGATATATCCTGCTTCGACATACTGGTCGTACAGCGATATAGCATCCACTACCAGGATGGATGTTGTCCCTGGGAACAGGTCTGAAAAATGCTCGATCAGGTAACTCTTTCCGCTCCCGATTGGAATATTCACAATCTTTCGGATGAACTTGTATTCCTGTTTGTGTGCTTCCAGCCGGTCTACAACATCCTTCTGGAGTGGGCGGAGAGTATTGTAAAACTCTGGATCAACTACAGTATCTCCGCTTTCCTTGCAGAACACGCTGAAATCGTAATTCAGACCCATTTTATCCAGAATTTTTCGGACACGGAAAGTCAGACCGCTCGGAAAAATGGAATCCCGCATGAACTCAATTTTACCATCCCACGGTGGTTTACCCTGCATTCTGCGTTGTCTGTTTATCTGGAAAAGATCGCTCTCCGGTTTGTATGCTGTCATTGCCACTGCTACTCGCTGATAATCCTCAAGTTCCGCAGTGCTGTGTACTGTCAAAACAGAGTGTGGTTTACGCGGGTAGTATTTCAAGTGCATACTAATGCCTCTGTGTGAGCAAAATTGCTCGATAGGTTGCTAAAATCTGGTACTCATCGTTGTATTTGGCTAATGCGTCCAGGGAACCAAAACGAATGAACATACGGATATCACTATGCGTTTGCATGGCATAGTCCCACATGATCTCGTACCATTCATGCTGTGGATTGACAATCCCAATTCCGTCACCCAGTTCGGCAGATTTTTTTGAAAAGAATGCCAGCAGAAAGTTGTTTTGCTCCCCGCTTGTGAAGTCGGCAGTCTTGAGCATCTTTACCTGCTCTTTATACTCGATGACAATATCATAATACTCAATGAAATTATGAAATACCACTACCGAAATTATTTTTTTTACATCTGGTGGACTATTGTTGTAATAGAACCGGATAAACTCGATATACCGCCTTACCAATGTACTGACAGGTACCGTTTCATAGGTGGCTTTAAGCTGCACGAAAAGCTGCTGAATAGCCTTTCCTGTGTTGTTATTCAGTTTGTATATATTCCCATATATGCTGAGGAAAAATAGCAGTACATCTTCGCCCTCGACAACATGGTCTTTGTCTCCCGCTACACTGCGGAAAACTTCCCTACCGAGGTCTTTGTAACTGACTTTCGCATCAAACCTTGACAGTATGTCCTTGATTTGTTTCAGACTCAAGACAACTTTGCAAGTGCTTGGCAGCGGTTCCATCTCTGAAAACTTCATCCGGGTCACCCTCTTTTATTTGTAATACTCCGATACGAGTAGTGGGAAGATTCATGCGCAGCTTCTGTCGCAGTTTCAGGTCTTCTCTGTGTCGTATGTCGGAGTCTAGCATTATCCACACATGTTTATTTTTCTCCGCATACTGTGTGAAGGCACGCAGAGAATTCCGTCCAAAATCTTTGCCCAGAAGTGCAATCGCTGGAATTCCCAGCGTGTGCAGTCTCAGGCAGTCAAATACTCCCTCTACGAGAATAATGTAGGGCAGGTCGCTGAACAGGGCATTGAAGTTGAATATAAACTTGCTGCCGATTGCATTCATGTATCGCCCACTCTCAATATCCTTGTAGAAAGTATATTTTTCCTGATCTTCGAAAAATGATGTGAAGTAAACCTTTTTTTCCTGGTAATAAATTCCAAAATCTTTCACCAGTGAGGTAACCGCATTTTCAGAAAACTGTCGGGAGTCCACCAGGTACTTAAATAACTCTGGGTGGAAGTGTGTAACCTCATTATTGTCGCGTTTTCTTCGGGCACTGGGGGATATAAGTCTGCCACCCTCCGGGGGTCGGTACTGCTTATTGTATTTCAGGATTTTCTGGATACTGCTGTCAACACCAATGCGGGCTGTACCTTTCCATCCGCATACCCAGCATTTGAACTTTATTTCAGTGGGGGCGGTGTCCTTGACACAGAGTTTCTGCTTTCCCTTTGCTGTGGATGGGCAATTTCCCTGCGGGCAGTTCATCAGGAAGTTACCAGAGCTGTCCTGTCTGGGCTTTAAGCCGTACCGCTGTAGCTGTCCAAAAAATAACATTGTTTCTCCGTTGAAAAAGGGGAGAACCGAAGTCCTCCCCCATTAATTACTTACAGGTCTTCATCGTCAAAATCGCTGAAATCATCCTCATCGTCATTGTCATCGCCAAAATCATCGTTATCATCACCATCAAACTCATCGTCCTCGCCATCTCCAGCGTCTGCATCAGTTCCGTTTTTATCAGCAGTATCTGCGTCCGCATCCTCATCAGCATCCTCGTCATTTGTTTCAGTTTCTGTATCGTCCGAGAGTGCATCTGTGCCATCGGACTCGTCACCATCCAGGTCAAAGTCGTCAAAATCATCATCTCCTGCAGGGGCAGTTTCTGCACCCGCTGTATCTCCATCCTCTGCGTCTATATCGTCACCGAAAGTTCCAATTTCTTCGGCATCACCCTCTGGCTCCGGTGTAGGTTCTGGCTTGGGGGGAGTTTTCGTTTTTTTCTTACCGGCTGGTGTTGCTGGAGCTTCTGCAGTTGATTCTTTCTCTGGATTAGCTTTCTCAGTAGTAGGCGGATCTTTTTTCTTCTCGACCGCAGCAGCTTTCTCAGCGGCATCTTTCTCAGCAGCTTTTGCAGCAGCCTTTGCAGCTTTCTTTTCTGCTTCAGCCTGTTTCTCGTCCTCCAGATCAAAGGCGGATGGAGCAAAAGCATACTGTGCAACCTCTTTCGCCAGTTCTTCGATAACCTCTCTGCGGAGATTTGCTTTGAGTACATTAATATGAGCATGCGCTTTTGATAGGGCTTTCTCCACATCGTTCTCTGTGATGAGCTCATTTTTGATGCGATCCTCTGGATAGAATTTGACCTTGGGGAACTTGACATCCAGGTCTTTATGTTCCGGACGCATGCTTCTCTGCATCTTGACGCGCATTTGTCCACCGGGAATAGGTATCTGAACCTTATTCAGGATGGCATTGTAAAGAACCGCCCGCAGAATATGGAAAGCACCCTGAATGTCAGTTGAGGTGAATCTCCCCACCTTTAACTGAGAACAGGGCAACCACGGAAATCCGTTGATGATACGCGGACCCCGATCTGCTTTCATACCGTCTGGCACTCTCTTGTTGTTTCGTGTCCGTGCTGCTTCATGCGCCCTGCGTACCATTCCCCGCGTAATGATTTCCAGCAGTTGTTCTTCATTCAGGTCTTTTACTTCGAGATTGATTCCCATTGTGTGTGTCCTCCGTGGTCTTATTCGTTATTTTGCTGAACGCTTGTCCAGGATAGCTTCCAATTTCTTAGCCTCTTTCGGTGTCAGGTTCGCAGTCAGGATCTTGTCCAGAAGTGGAGCTAAGTGTTCTGGAACCCTCTGAGCTTCTACCGGACCATCTTCATCCGGGTCAGTGGGTTCCGCTCCGCCAGCTTTCTGTCTCTCTATGTCCAACTTCTCCACTTTCTCTATCAACTTCGCAATGAACTCGAAGTTTGACCGTTCCTCTTTTCCCAGTGCAATGAGAAGATCAACCTTTTTTTCGTTTGGTAGCCCCTCTACTAATATTTTCAGTTTCTCCGGGTCACCTTCCAGCGTATTCCGCAGTATGGAAAGCATCCTGGTTGAACTGGAATTAGTAACACCCTGCAGCAGAAATTTCAGGCGCGACTTTTTTCCTAACTTTCCAGCAATTTCTGGAAGCGTTCTCTCTGTTCTTTTTTCCGACATAGATCCTCCGCATATTTTCTTATGTTCTTAGTCATATCTCCCCAACACTTGCCCACCTTCATATCGTGCGGGAGTGGTATACACAGCTTTGCTCCCAGAGCTTCCTGTAAGGGTAGATTGTCCAGCAGGCTTCGCAGTTTGACAGTGAATTCTGTCAAACAGGAATCGTCAACTTCAAAGAGTATACTATCATGCACCTGGATAAGCATATCCCAGTTAAGTTTGGTCTGATAGAGCCGTTCATCTGTATAGATCATTGCAAACTCTGTAATATCCCCGGCTGTACCTTGAATACGGGCATTTTGTGCCTGTCGCTCAACACGCTTTTTGAAATATTTATTCTTGTCATTGATATTCGGAAGGTGTCTGCGTCTGCCGAACAGGGTGCAGACATATCCTTTCTTCTCGCAGTAAGCAACTGTTTTCCGCTGATATTCTCCGACACCTGGATATGCCTCCATGAAACCCTCAATGAATTTTTGAGCTTCCTCAATGGCTATTTTGACCTGAGCAGCCAGACCTACAGCAGTAATGCCATAAGGGATACCGAAGTTTACACCTTTCGCTTTTGTTCGATTCGTACTCCACGATTCCTCGCTGACCTTGTATTCTTCTGCAGCCACCTTATAGGATACAGCTTCATGTGGATGAAGGATTGCATTTACTTTTACGGCAGTCTGCAGATGGATGTCTCTTTTATTTTTGTAAGCCAAGATCAAACCTCTGTCTTGACTCAGGTGTGCCAGGATACGCAGTTCCAACTGTGAAAAATCAATCTCTACAAAGGAACGATCAGGACTGCTTACTACAAACAGTCTCTTTATTTCATTGTCAGTGGAATCTCGCGGTATATTCTGCAGGTTCGGATTGCTGGAACTGAATCTCCCGGTAGCCGTGCCTGTCAGATTGAAATTAGTGTGTATGCGCCCTTGATGGTCAAGGTGATTAAACATACCTTCAATAAAGGTCGAGTAACGCTGCTGTTTTAATCTGAATTTTTTGAGGGTATACAGGAACTTTCTACCATATTTAGGTAGTTTTAATGTGCCATTCTCCACCGCAGCAAAGTATTTCTCTATTGCTGCCTGGTCGAGCTGGGGTGCACCCTTTCTTGTTTTACTCAATATCGGAAACTGCCAATGGTCGAAGAACAGTTTTTTTAATTGTTGTGGCGATTCTGGATTGAAAGCCTTGGCATATTTTTTATCCCCTGTTTCTTTGTAAACGATGCGTTTCATTTTCAGGATGTACTTTGGCAGTTGTTCCTCGTACCGGGCTTTGAGCTTTCGCAGCTTCTCTACATCCATGCAGATCCCCGTATTCTCCATGCGTGCTGTGAGCTGAATTAGTTTAGGATAAAGACGAAAATACAGATTCCACACATACTTGTTACTGGGCTTCAGCAACTCTGTGTGCATAATAAGTGCCAGCTTGAGTGTCCAGTAAGAATCCTCTGCGCAGTATTTGTGGTCATAGAAGTGGGCTTCGATTTCAGCCTCAGTCTTCGGTTTCTTTTCTTTTTTCCCACTTTTATATCCCACAGCTTCCGGGTAGTAATAGCTGAGCAGATCCTCCAGGGAGTGCTGTGTCTTACCACCGAATTTTTCCTCATCGAGCATATATGACATCAACTGGATGTCCAGAATTTCTTTGTCCATGCGGTCAGGAAAACCGTATTTGCGACTGGAGCGGATATCGAACTTAAAATTCTGTCCGCAGAGAGTCGTAACATACGGGAGATTGTTAAAAATTGTTTTCAGGATTACATTTTTCTGCCAGTGCGGTTTCGCACTCTCACTCCTGTACTTTTTCATGTCCAACACAAAGGTTTTAACTTCCCCAGTGTTGGTATTCATAAAGGTGAACCCACTCAGAGTCACCTTGTTCAGCATAGTATTGTTGCCGTTTGTTTCGACATCGTTGGAGAGCCAGTTAAATTTCTTGACTTCCGCATACCTGAGCATTTTTCGTACACCCGCATCGGTGCGGATAATGCTGTACGGTACTTGCACCTTGTGCAGATCGTCTTCCATGTACCGAATAATAGTTCCGATATCCCTCACAAAGATTTTCAGCAAACCCATATTCCGGTTGACATCCGAGGGAGAATAAGTGGGTAGGAACAGATACTTTTCCCCGTGACCTTTCTCAAACTCAATAACCTCTGACCCGGCATTTTTTCCACTGGATATTAACTTGCGTCCGAGCTGCCCCTCAAACATCCTTCCTCGTTTTCCGCCTACCGTAGCATTACCACCGAACACGGAATTGATAGCATCCCTTCCCAGGAGTACAATCAGTTTCGGCTTGATTATTTCTATCTCCCGGTACAGATATCTATTGCAGCACTTCCTGATATTCGCTTTCTTCTGCCCTTCAGGGGGTGTGCACTTGGTAGCGTATGTAAAGTAAAATGTTTCCTCGACTTGATTTTTTGTTATCCCAAAGGCATGCCCCAGAGTTCGCAGAAACCATTTTGATTCCCGGTCGTCAAAACCCTCACCGCTTGCGGTTTGTGTAGGTGATTCACCGATAAACATGATGGGAGAAGTGAGGTTACTCTTTCCGTGAAACACCCGGCTGTGATAGAGCGGAAACAGGGGGCAGTTTTTGCAGATGTCCATGTCAAACGGTAGCATCAGTTTTCTCCTGTAAATAACCCTCAAGCCGACCAACTCCCCACATATCAATGAAGCAGAACGCGGACAGGGTTGCACGGAATAAGTGCTCTCTGTATATTTTTTCCCGAATCCTCAACAACATTGTTCCGGGGGGAAGGTTCTGATCTGTGGCAGACTGCAGGTAGACAATGTTCCTCAGAGCTTCCAAGGCTGTGCCTGTCAAGGTAAAGGTGTCCTGTAATACAAAATTGCCAAAATGTTTTTTCAGGTGGTGCAGAGAAAATTCATGCCCGTATACCAACCGTCCGGGTAAATCTATATGCCGGATATGCTTGTTCAGAGCCTCAATGAATGCAGTTGGTGTTTTCAGACCGTTCAGAGATGCCAGGTTCAATGTTTCCCTGAGCAAATTCCGCATAGCAGCCATTGCCTCTGCCTCGTCCGCACTGTCTATTGTTGCAAGCAGGTAGTGGCTCATTTTTCGACAGCAGTGAAATACTCTATCCTGATTGTCTGTGCTCAACAGGATCTGTTCAGCGGACAGAGACAGTGATTTGAAAACTGAAAATTGCAGTAACTGTTCCCAGAGTATATTATAGTCCATTAATCATCCAGTCCGTATTTTTCGACAATACGGTCGCGCAGCGTAGTGTCCTTGTCCTCGAACACATAGTGCTGATAGTGTCCTCGAATAATGCCAGCTTTCTTGCCCAAACGCTTCGCCAGTATCTGCAGAATGCAACTGTAGAAGAACAGGGATTCCAGAAGCTGAGTATAGTTTGTTTTTTCATACAGGAAATGCAGATGGATGCGCTCCCTTGTCCAGAGATAGACTCCGAACTGCCTCGGTGGTTCTGTCAGTGGAGAGGTATCCAGGGGATAGTACAGCGGAATGAATGCAGATTTCTTTCTGCCCAGACGAGCCAGAGCATTTTCTATGCGGTAGCACAGCCGTTCTACAGTCTTATTCTTGCTCTTGTAGGCTTCTCGCATGGACTTGGTGAATTCCTCTACATCCTCCCGGATAAGGGCTTCTGTTTCCAGTTCAGTGATAAGCATATCACTATCGGACGAGTTCTCAATCCAGATTGTGAGGGGCTGCTCTACATCGACCGTTGCGCTGTCGAATGTTTCCAAGAAATGCTGACAGGTTGAATACATCATATTTCCTTTGTAGGGATGGGGGCAGGCATTATAACTAGACATCCCGGTAATTTAGTTGCCCGTCCCCCGTTCCTTTAAGTTTTACAGGTCTTCATCATCCAGATCGAAGTCGTCCAGATCATCCGTAGCATCATCGTCACCACCATCGAGGTCGTCATCGTCACCTATGGCGGAGTCCAGAGCCTCATCAGCAGCTTTGTCTACTGAGGGAGTGGGCTTCTTAGTAGTTTTGGCTGGCGACTTCTTTGCGGCTTTAGTTGTTTTTGCCGGAGGTGCATCGGCATCATCGTCATCGTCTCCAGTAGCTGCGTTTCCTGCCTGTTCTGCATTGTCCATGTACAGTTCAGCAATGTACTTTTTGAAATTAAGTGCATACTCTTTGACTTTTTCTATGACTTCCGGTGGGAGTTCAATGGGATTCTTGCGCACTTTAACTTCATACTTTGTGTCTTTACCAGCACCAGACCGAACAACATTGAATGCCATTGCTGAGGGTGCCACATTGACAAAATCTTTGAATTCATAACCACCATCATCGTCATCATCCCCTGTTGGAGTAAAATTACCTACCATCATACTGACTACCGATGGGGGAAGTACCGTAAATTTTGGGGTAGACAGATCCAGGCTCGCGTCCTTATTCTTGAGCACCGCGATAACCATGTTCCTGTTCCCTGTTTTGAGTCCACCTTTCTCTGCTCGCACACAGTCCGGGCAAGCCCTCCCAAAATATTCCTGACAGGGGGAACTTTTCCATTTTCCATTTTCATTCATGCTTGGTGGGAATGAGTGAAATGGTATCACCTCGTGACAGCCCCCGGTGCTTCCAGGTATGGGAAACAAGCGAACTCCTGTTGTTCCCACCGGGACACCATTCTGGACTTTGCCCCACTTGCTGTTGTCCTTTCTGTCCTGTTCCATTCTTTTGTGTTCTTCTGCTGCTTTCTTTGCCAGTGCATCGAGATCAAACGGGTCATGTGCCATTAGCTTTCGCCTCCATTATTGTAGTTCTGAAATCGTTTCCAGAATCTCAGCCTCATTCTCATCCAGTACCTTTACAAACTCACTCCAAAAAAGACTTTTTCCATCCTTATACTGATACCTCCCATTCGTAAAAATTTTAATAAGCCCGGAGTCTTTAAGCAGATCCTGACAGCCCATCCACTTATCCAGGAGCATGTCTTTATTCACATCCAGGAAACAGCGGAATGCTCTGCTGATTTTGCTTTTGTCTGATGCCAGAGTGAAAGCAAACAGGGAATCATCACTGAACGGTTTCCTTTTTGTGATGTTCAGCCTCAAAGATGCGTGATACTTTATAGCTCTTCCGCCCGGTGTTCCTTCGGTGGGTGCTTTGCTGTATGCGTTTAGGTTGGGGCTGGCTCGCAGTTGATTGACCAGAATGAGCCATCCGTTGATCCGCTGTAGATTACGCTTGTAGAACAGACTCATCAGCTTCTGAAAAGAGAATTCCATATTCTGTACAAGCATCCCTTTCTCCATCTGTTTATCAGTACACAGACTGGCGATAGAGTCAATCACAATGATTGGCAGCTTTGCAGGGGGGATGTTTTTTTTCTGCTTTTTCGGACCATCCTTCCCCTTGACTGTCACCTCTATTTGATGACCAGCATACTTCTGCTCTATAAGTTCCAGGACAGCTTCAGCACTGTTCTCCTGCACATACTGGAATCTGCTTATCTCCGGGGTATTTTTGTATGGTTTGAGGAAAGCTGTGCTCAATGTCCGCTCAGCATCAATGTACAGTACCTCTGCATCTGGGAATGTTCTCAGTCCTGCCCAGCATAAGTTGAGGGCGAAGTAAGTTTTCCCGGAGTGCTCAGGGCCATAAATTTCAATAGTACGCGATTCTGGAATACCACCGTAGGTTGCCAGGTTGAAAACCATGACAGACGACTGTAGCCGTTTAGCTTCCTTTTCCTCATCAAATAAATTCAGGAGAGATTTAACTGCGCCCATATCAATGTTCCACCAGTCCACCGCGATCACCAGCGAGGAAACGCATATCCTGCCGTCTGGCATCAACCTGGTAGACAACTCCGTACAAAATGTCCACACGAGTATCGAACTCTATCTTGCGGAGCATGAGTTTAGTGTATTCGTCATTCTGTAGGATCTCTGACTCTATGACCTTATCTGTTACACGCTTCTGTTCTTTCTGAAGGTCGTGCTGGACATCTCCATAGAGTTTTGAGTAGAGAACTTTGAGCTGGAATTCGGAGATATCTCGTCTGCGTTTGAAGTAGGGGATAAGCATAGTTGCGCAGGCTCTCATGCGTGTCAGTGCTATAAATTCCAGACTGGCTTCATTCTGCTCAAATTTTGCGCTGAGGAGTTTGGCAAAATCAATCTTGTTATCACCGAGTGTAAACACAGTATATGAACTGAGTTGTCCAGGCTCCATTGTAATCATTTTTTTTCCCAGTTTGGAAATTCTGGATTTTTTATCACTATTTGTCATCCAATTCCTCCGACTTGAATTTAGCGAGTATTTTGTCACAAACCTTCTCACTAAGCAGTTTATGGGTTGCCAAGCCTGAAAGAAATGTCCAGAGTTTCAAGCGGGAGCACATTGAAATTAAATTTTTCTGGAAATTTTTTTCCTTTTCTGGTGGCTTTTCGTCCATAATTAGTTCTTTTTTCTTGATTTTTTGAACTAATTTGTAATTTCTTATTATTTCTTCACGCTTTTCTTGCAATTCCGGGGTGAATAATGTGATTTTTTGCTGATCGAACCACCTGGGGATAATTTTTTTAGTTTCCTTCAATCCAAAGATGCGGGGAATATTGTCGCTCTTATCCCCGTATAACACCTTGAGATATGGAACCAGTCCGGGAACAGTTATGCGGTATTTTTTCTCCAATCTCTGTCGGATGTTAATTGGGTTATTAAAATTCTGCCAGAATTCCGCACCATGCTGTTTCAGATAATACAGATCCTCGTCCGTAGAAAAGATCATATAGTCCCTGCCTGGAAACCTGGTGACAATGTTCTGGATAATATCATCACCCTCATACCCATCCCACTGTAAGCAGTATGCGTTTGGAATTGCATTGACCATCAATTTGAAATCCGGCACCTGGGAATGAATAGGCGGTGCTAACTTATGCGTTTCTTTTCGTTGCTCGGTTTTCTTGTACTCAGGGAATATCTTTGCCCGGATATCCGCAGGGGAATCGAAGCAGCACAGGATTAAACGGGGTTCAACCAGATTGAACTCATAAAAGGACAGAAGCATTCTTCCGAATCCGTTGTAGTGCCCAGTTTTTACCCCATTACATTCCAGGTGTGATGATGCGAAGAAATCCCGGTACAGACAGTATGATGAATCTACCAGTACGATAGTTTCAAATTTGTCAAGTAGAGCTGCTGTAACTTCCATTTGCTACCTCTCTTATTTTGTCGTCTTCTATTGCTTGTAAGTAGACAATACCGGCTGCGATTACATCTTTGATCCTATCTTCGAATGCTGCTTGATCGTTTACGGAGCGCATACCGCGAGTCCGGGATATCTGATGCTTTAGTTTTTCATACTGGAAAGCCCGCGTTCGAACAGGGTGTGATGCGTCCCCCTCTATGCGCTGTGCAATATCGGACAGCAGTTTCGGTGAAAAAACAAAATTGCTCATCCGAGGATTCTCCCATGATTTTCAAGGTGCTCTTTCAGATCCTCCAGAATTTCCCTGTCAGAAGCATCAGCTTTCAGGGTGGAAACACCGTCTTTAATCTCATACAGTTCATACCTGGTATCGCTTATTTTTCGTATGTCGTACCTTGTCATACTTTTTTCTCCGGCTCGATAGATGGCTGTCGTTTTCCTCTGAAGGAAGGCACATACTTTTCCTTCAGGACTTCAAGTTGTTCTTGTGTGAGATACTGGACACCGCCACTTTTTGATTTTCCATAGTGCTTTAGACAATAGGGTTTTATACCCAGTTCATTGAGAATGTATCGGAGTCCCTGTCTGGTGACTCCCAGCTCCTGTGCCGCAAAGCTCAGGGACATATTCTCGCTCTCTACCGATTCAGGTGTGTTTACGTGCGTCATTTTCTTATACCTCCAAAGTAATATCTCGCCCGAAAGAAGGAAAAACTGCCAGATTTTTTTATTTTATTTAAGTAATTATTGTTGGTGTGTTTCCGTGCAGAACTTTGAAGGGTAAGGGGTGGGGCAAGTAGACCGCAATGATCGTACCTGCCCCTGTGTTTTGGCGGAAACTTATTTCTTTACAATGCTTTTGACTGTCACATGCTTGCGTTCGCCCATTGCCAGCTTGTATTTCTTCATTTCTTTTTCATCCAGCTTTCTGAGTGCTGTTTTATCCAGCGATTCTTTGATGCGGATGAAGTTGGTTTTACCATCTTTCTTGAGCAGACCCAGAGTTTTTACTTCATCTTCACATTCCAGAAACTTTGTGACCTGCACATAAATTTCCCCGGTGGTCAGGAGAGTAGTTGTCAGCCCCATTGCTGCAACATACCCCTCAATGCCTTCCTGGATCTTTTTCCTCTTTTCAGAGATAGGCTCAATCTGGGCATCCATCTCAGCCCGGAGTTTCATCATTTTTTCTTCCAGAGAAGCAAGCCTGTCAGCATATTTGAGTTCAATTTCCTGAATCTGCCTGCCGTGTTTCAATACAACTGCAACCGCTTTCTCGATGTTTCCTTTGTCGATCTTTGCTCCCATTAGTACCTCCAAAACATTTTTTATCCCACAACTTAACTATACCCGGAAACTTAACACCTGTCAAGTAATTTTATTTTCCTCGCGCTTGTTCAGATAGTGGAGTGCTTCTATGTACTTGTTTACTCGCGCCAGATCAAATTCAGTAATTCCCCTGTTAATCCTTTGCAAATAAAGATTGTGTTCCAGGTCAGCGATTTTTACAGCGCGTGCCAGAGTATTTTCACTTATTCTGTGAATATACTCCCGGTATTCGTCAAGGGTAGTGTTGTCCTTTTTTGACAGAAGCATTACTGCTTCCACTATATGAAAACGAAAACCCATTTCACTCAGCTCATCTGCAGTAATCTCTGTGTCCTCAACAATGTCATGGAGCAGAGCAATAACTACTTTTGTAGGATTCCATTTTCCAAGACGGAAAGCAACTGATAACAGATGTTCTACATACGGCATACCACCCTTGTCCGCTTGATGCCTGTGTGCAATAGACGCTACGAGCATGGCTTTATTCAGCATGAACTCGTAAGTGAACGGTATTTCCTCTGAGAAATACTCGTCCAAAATCACCTTAATCTTCTGACCCAGTTCACTCATAAACACCCCCAAACTGTTATTTTACTTCCGGGTTGCGCATCTGTTTGTTACTGATACATCCCGCAAGGGACATTGCAAACCTCGCCCTTCTGTATTCCACCGCAGCCCGTACCAGAAACTCATCCACTCTGGGTGCGTTCAGCGGCTCGTGGAAAAACCACTGATAGAACATTTCCCACATTGCGGATTCCGTTTTGTGAAAGGGTCTTTCCTCGTCCAGAAGCGTATTCAGGTGCCGCCTGGAAAACCCCATCTGCAACCATTGCTTTGTTACAGTTCTTTTGTAGTCGATGACTCTGACTTGGCTTTTCATAGGTTCCTCAATCTTCCTTGATGGTGTAGACAGCCTTCCCAGTTGTGTAACTTCCATGAACAATCACTTTCCCATCACAGATGTAATCAATTTCCAGTCGATCTCCCCCATCGAAGCGTTCTTTCTTTGTCTCGGCACCTTTGGTGTACCATTCACATTTTTCCAGTAAATTTTCAAATTCCGTGTCGCTTATTTTCCTCATGTCGCACCTCCCTACATACCAATTATACCCGGAAACTTAACACTTGTCAAGTAAGCACATAGAATCTGCGCTGCTTATCGTCTTTATTTGCAACGGCTTCTGCCACTTTTTCTTCACCGATGAAATACTCGACTTTGGCTGTGAAATCATTTTCAGGAGCGGCATTTATTTCTCTGGTTGTTGCTCCACCCTCTATCCATTTCAGTTCCTCCAACCTCTTTCTAAACTCACTTGGACTTACTTCTTTCATGTTCTCTGGCATAATGCCCCCTATTATTTTTTTTCGAGGATTCCAGCCCCTCGTTCATTCCTTTTCGGCTGTATCTTGTCGGCTTTCATCAAACAGTATACATTGGCTGTACTTCCAGGGATATTCCAATCACCCAGACTGACATACCGTTCCTTTTTTTTCACAGTGGGAGAGTGAGCTTTTATTACGGTTTTTGCGATCTTCCACACATCCTTCAGATATTCTTTCGGGATATTCCCCAGAACATTTTTACCGCGACAGGCTGACAATACAGATCCATGCCTGCGCTGAGGATAGGACGGAACTATTACAAAGTGCTCAGTATCGACAAACTCAGTGATATAAGCAACATTGTATCGGATAAACCCCGTGAATGTTCCGAGTATATCAATCAGTTGTCTCTGAGTAGGGTGCTGCGCTCTCTCCCTCTCACCGGCTACAAACACCAGGTTCTTTACCTTGGATACACTTAGTCGCCAGATCGTATCCTGAAATGCTTCCCAGGTGTCATTATTGATTTCATTGTGGTCAAAGAAAGGTCCGAGTAAAATCAATGTCTTGCACCGCTTCTTTTCACACAGGAGCATAATGTTCACGATATCACTGTAGCGTTCAGCAATTCTTTCCGGGTGTTTACCAAGCCTGAATCCACCCGCTACAAAGGTCAAACCAAGATCATTAAAGTCTACCATTATAGTAGTACCTGTTTTGCTGTGCGTATTGGTGAAAAACGAGAGCGCACAATAGAACCCTCATCGGTTTGCCCCACTACAACATTTTCATGGAAACTTTTCTCTCTCCTGTGCCAGAGCTTGCCCGTTTCCACAGACTTGTAAATCTCATATAATTTACCCGTGTCTGCATCCTCAGATAGCCCTATATGGATGTATAAACCACCCTTGTAATGCTGATATAAGTTCTCTGATTTCACCATACCCTCCACAGTAAAAACCCTACAAGGGTTCCGCAGCATAAACCGATGGTGAAACTGGTCAGAGCGGAAATTGTGACGATCTTAGTAAAATCTTCCCAGTAAACAAATTTGAAACCGTGCTTGCTCATGCTAATCCTCCAAGTGTACTCGGTTATTCAGCTTGTCAGCAGCAATGACAGCAACTCCGAAAGCCTGCCAAGCATCATTTGCAAGTCCGAAAGTCAGACCGGGATCTTTTTTTGTACCTTTTTCCCCGAATCTCCTGGTCAGAGTCTGGATGATAACAGAATCATTCCCGGTGCCTTTTCCGAAAAAGTGCATATATTCCTCGCGTCTGTACATCAGATGAAAGTTTTTTATCTTAGCTGTCTCGATAAACCTGCCTATCCAGTAGGCTGTTTCGTACAGGGATGCTCCCCCGACATTGCCCATGTGTGCCAGAATTTCAACTACCAGCACATCGTAGTTGTGATTCATAAGACGCTTTCGCACCTCTTTATTACAGAGTCCATCCTGTATTTCCAGAATAGAGCAGTCTGCAGTATCAACCATTACCAGAGAACTTTTATAACTTCCGGGATCGATTGCAAGCAGCTTGACGCTAATGTTCCCATTCTTATCCAGGTTCGCTGGGATTTGTTTCAGTCTGTTCGCCAGTTTTACCAGGCACTTTCTTTCCATTACTGATGGGGCTTTTTTTCTTTTCTTCATTTCCTTTGCCATTCCGCATCTCCTGTATAATTTTTGTGATTCTCTTTTTCGCTATTTCATAGTAGTCTGAGCTTATTTCAAAGCCGATGAACCGCCTCTTGGTTTTCAGACAAGCCAGGGCAGTCGTTCCAGAACCCATGAAGGGATCAAGTACAACTCCGCCTGTAGGAGTTCTGGTGAGCCTGCACAGGTATTCCATCAGCTTAATGGGTTTAACTGTTGGGTGTGAATTACCGCCTTGTGCAGTTGCTCCGTGTAGTCTGGATGCAATACCTTTAGAGCCGTCATCGTTTGGTCGGTAGTCCTTATTTTTAGCTTCTTTAGACAGTCCTTCACACCCGAAGTTTCTTTCACTACGAGAAGCCTTCGCACAATAAAAAAATCTACTGGATTTACTAATTCCACTTTGTTCATCAAGTAAAGCACCAGCCTCAGAATCCAGAATTACATTTGCAGGGAATCTGCCTTGTGGTTGTTTCCAATTTTTATTCTGTGAACCCTCACAAAACATCCCCAAAGATTTTCCACCCCTACTATCTCCACTCATTTTTCGTTTGCGAGTTGTTGTAACTGAACCACCACTAAGATTATCTTCCGTTCCTATCCTTCCACCGTCAATATTCAAACCTGCAACACCATGTTTCAAAGCGTTCTGTGCAAATGTTCCTTCAAGTGGTTTCATTGCAACAATGATTGGTTCACATGCTGGTTTCAATGCTGTTCCGTAACCACTCCATGTTTCAGCCTCAGGTGTTGCCGGTGCTTTGTCAATGGCTTTGCTGATGTCAAGTGACTTGGGAAAACCTGAACCGTACAACCACATTATAGTGTCCCTGATTTCAAACCCTGCAAAGCGTAACGATATACTCATTAGATCACTTGTGCGAGTGCTGGCAAACACCAGAGCAAATCCACCGGGTTTCAACACACGCAAACATTCTTTCCAGATATCAGGACATGGCACAAAACTATCCCATGACTTACCCATGAAACCAGCAGACTTGTGATCGTAATTAGTTCCTGCAATCCAGTGACGCATTACCTCGGCAATGTCAGGTTGTTTGCTGAGTCCGTATGGTGGGTCAGTTATAATTGTATCCACGGAATTATCTTTGAGTAGCTTCAGTCCATCCAGGCAATCGCAACATTTAAGACGGATCGGTTTTTGCTTCTTTTGGCTCACTTGTGTTCTCTCCCTCTATGCTTGTAGACCGTTCTGTAAAGATAAACATATAATATTTTAACTTCTTTTTGCTGTTCGCCAGGAAAACTGCAACCTCGCGGAGATGAAAGTATCCGTATTTACTCCGGTGTATTACCCACGAGTCCAGTGACAAACTCCCTCGTACACCTAGTTTGCGCTTGAGTGCTTTCGTATGGTACACAAAATAACTCGACTCAAACAAAACATAAGTCTGCTGTCCAACGGTTGTGTGTGCATAGGGAAGTTCACTCACAGGCGATACAGTTTTGTATGCCCTTCTCCCCGGGTAACTCTGACTTTTATAGGGTGCATAGACTGGACCAATATGCTGCGGCAGTTCTTCGAGTAGTGCATTGTGATATTCGATACAAGCTCTTTTATCCACACAATCCAAGCAAGGTTTCGTGCGTTTCTTTGCCCATCCGAAGCAATCATTCACATAGATTCTTTTTTCACTGATCTTACCCATAGATGTTACCGTGTGCGATACAGGGGAGACACAGCCCCCCTGTATTCGAGATACCCGTTGAAAATTGAGTTCCTATATTTACTCTAATCAGTATGTGCATGTCTATCAACCCCTTTGAAAAGTGGGGAGGGAACAGCCTCCCCTAAAAACTTATACTGTAGGGAGGTACCCCTTAACATGAAAACGAGACACCTCATAGTATTATCGCCTCAATCTGCGAAAAACTGCCACTTTTTTATTTTATTTTCGATTATCAGCAAAAAAAAGGACAGAGAAGTTCAAGCAAATGGGAGCCTATCTTCTCTGTCAATGCAGTGCCGCGAAAAAGGCAGGAGAAAAAACGACACTGCCCCATTTATAAGACTTAAAGCGTTACACCTTCTCTGTTGGCGAACCTTACGAGTTCACGCAAGCAATGGTCACAAATGTATTTCGGTACATACACAATTCTTATCGTGCGCAATATGCCCCCAGCGTGTTCAATAGAATTTCTGTCCTGCAGGCACGCGAAGCAGGTATCATGCGGAGAGTTTCCCATAGTTGCATCCTGTGTTGTTGTCCGGGTAATACTCCCCGAAGTAGGCGCAGTACCCTATTTTCCTTTCGTAGAATACACACTGGTAACAAGTGTCTGGTGTGCACTCTGTTTCACTCACACCCACAGCCCACGGTG